GGATGACGATACTGGCCGTATCGCTCTATGCACACTGGGTTCCATCAACTGGGGTGCGTTCCGTAATCCTGAAGACATGCGTCGGGCTTGCCGCATACTCCAGCGCAGTCTATGTAATATATTGGATTATCAAGACTTTCTGAGTATTCAAAGCAAGCTCAGTAATGATGAACTCCAACCGTTAGGCATAGGCGTTACTAATCTTGCCTATTGGCATGCAAAAAGGAGCTACAAATATGGCGACAACGACGCATTGGCAGAAGTTAAAGTTTGGATGGAGCATCAAGCCTTTTACCTTACAGAATCCACCATTGAACTGGCTAAAGAAAGAGGCAGATGCAAAGACTCAGATAGAACCAGATACGGCCAAGGCCAGTTCCCCTGGGAAAGAAGAGCCCAAGGAGTCAACCAACTCACCGATTTTGCCCCAGAGCTCGACTGGGAGCATCTTAGACAAGAAATGAAAACTCACGGAGTTCGAAACGCCACACTAATGGCCATCGCTCCGGTGGAGTCAAGCTCAGTGGTTATAAACTCCACCAACGGAATAGAAATGCCTATGAGCTTGATATCTACCAAAGAATCCAAAGCAGGATCATTGACACAGGTGGTACCGGAATACAATAGATTAAAGAACAAGTATCAACTGATGTGGGAACAGCGGGACTGTGATGGTTATCTCAAAACTGCTGCGGTGCTGGCAGCCTATGTTGATCAATCAATCTCCACTAACACATTCTACAATCCTGCACACTTTCCAGATCGCAAGGTGCCTACAACCCTGATTGCCAAGAATCTCATGCAGGCACATGTGTGGGGACTCAAGACATTCTACTACAGCCTGATCAACAAAGCAGGTTCAAAAGCAATAAACGAAGCAACACCAGAAGTACATTACAACGGTTTCTATAACGAACGCGAAGTTGAAACCAGTATTGAAGAAGATGACTGCGAGGCATGTAAACTATGATGACAATAACAGAATCAGCCAAAATCAAAATTCTAGATTTACTGCTGGAAGAAGGTAATCCTGATCTATCACTGAGAACCTTTGTACAAGGCGGTGGGTGCAGTGGATTCAGTTATGGTTTTACTTTCGACGAAATAACAAATGAAGATGACTTTGAGATACCATTAGAAAAATTCAAAGTGTTGGTAGATGCTATGAGCATGCAGTATCTACAAGGTGCTAGTATAGACTATAAAGAGGATATTTCAGGCAGCCAATTTGTAATCACTAATCCCAATGCTCAAAGCACTTGTGGATGTGGCAGCAGTTTCAGCGTATAAGGATACAATATGGCATACAGCGACAAAGTAATTGATCATTATGAAAACCCACGTAACGTAGGCAGTTTCGATAAAGCTGATACAGATGTGGGCACTGGCATGGTGGGTGCTCCTGCCTGCGGGGATGTAATGAAACTACAGATCAAAGTAACAGATGGAATTATTACAGATGCAAAATTTAAAACATACGGATGTGGATCAGCAATCGCCAGTTCAAGCCTCGTCACAGAATGGGTCAAGGGAAAAACGCTTGACCAGGCACGAACGATTACTAATAGCACAATTGCTGAAGAACTTGCCTTACCACCGGTTAAAATACATTGTAGCATACTTGCAGAAGATGCTATCAAAGCCGCAGTAGAGGACTATAAAAAGAAACATGATCTCGCTCACTGAAACCGCCGCTGACAAGGTTAAATTCAATCTTGCACAAAGACCCACAGGGATTGGCATCCGTGTTGGGGTTAAAACCACAGGCTGTAGTGGCTTGGCCTATGTGCTGGAATATGTAGATGCACCTTATGGTCCTCGCACAGATGATGTTGGTTTTGTCAGTCATGGTGTGCATGTGTTTGTAGATCCTAAGAGTTTGGTTTATCTAGAAGGCATAGAAATGGATTGGACCAAGAAAGGACTCAACGAAGGATTTGATTTTGTCAATCCCAACGAACGAGATCGCTGTGGGTGTGGCGAAAGTTTTAGAGTATAGACACGATGACCTATAGTTTCATACGCAACGTGCTCAACGAAGGTAGACCGCATCGATTAGAAATACTGCCATTGCCCTATGAGCGTGATGAACTGGCTCCCAGCATCAGTGAAGACACCATCAACTATCACTACGGCGAACTGGCACAGGGCTATGCCAAACGCTATAACAACAATGAAGGTGATGCTGAGTTCAATGAAGCTGGCGCATTCCTGCACAATACTCTGTTCCAACAATATCAAGCACCCGGTAGAAACAACACGCCTACAGGACCTATACTGAGTTTCATTGAAGAACACTATAAAACCTTTGATCAGTTCAAGCAACAGTTTGAGAAAACGGCCATAAGCATACAAGGCAGTGGGTGGGTCTACTTGGCCGAAGATGGCAAGATAAAGACTATCGTGAATCATGAAATTAAAAAAGATATTGTAGTATTGATAGATTGGTGGGAGCATGCATGGGCCTTAGACTATCAATCAGACAAATCAAAATATCTAGAAAATCAATGGAAAATTATCAATTGGGATTTTATCAATGCTAGAAACCTGCTGTGATATACTAGTAGACGCTTACAAACGTAATTGGATTACCAGTAGAGATGGTAATATTTCTATACGACATCACGATCGCGATCATTTTTACATTACACCAACAGGCGTTCGTAAACAAAACATGCAGCCTGAAATGTTCAAAAAAATCTCAGTGACACGCACTATCAACAGCGGTATGGGATCAGCTGTATTTGATTATCATTGGAGTGTGATAGAACAGGATGACCTAAGTGGCAATCTAAAACCCAGTGGTGAAATGCCGCTGCATTTTGGACTGCAACGAGAACTAGGTCAGCACAAGGATGATGTACGTGTGGTAGTACATGTGCATCCTACCTACTGCATCGCTGCCATGCATGCAGGTATCGATCTCAGCACCATCAGTGATGAGTTTCCAGAACTTAATCGTTACACTCGAGTGGCACCTAATGTAGGTGACGTGCCACCGATCAGTCAAGAACTAGGAGATGCTTGTCATCGTAACCTAGGGCTAGATCGAGACGGAAATATTAAATTTGATATAGTAGGAATCAAAGGGCATGGCGTAGTAGCCATTGATGTCACACCATGGCGTGCCTATGAGCACATTGAAAGATTAGAACATATTTGCAAGATAGTGCTTGCATCAGGAAAATACAAATGAGCAAAAGACAATACAACCTAGCCAATAAAACAGACTATGTGAATCGCAAGATGTTTCTGGATCCAGCCGGTCCTGTGACCATACAAAGATTCGAAGAAGTCAAATACAACAAAATCGCTGACTACGAAAAAACAGCTCGAGGATTCTTCTGGGTGCCAGAAGAAATCAATCTTACAAAAGATGCCAACGATTTCAAAGATGCCAGCGCCGCAGTCAAGCACATATTCACATCAAATCTCCTGCGTCAGACAGCTCTAGACAGTCTGCAGGGCCGTGCTCCCAGTCAAGTGTTTATGCCGGTGATCAGCCTACCAGAATTAGAAGCACTGATCTATAATTGGACATTCTTTGAAACCAACATTCACAGTCGTTCATACAGCCACATCATACGCAACATCTATAACGTGCCCAAGGATGTGTTCAACACAATCCACGATACCAAAGAGATCGTAGATATGGCTGCCAGCGTGGGGCGATACTATGATCAACTGCATGAAATCAACTGTAGAAAAGAGATAGGTGAGGCAATCTCTGAAAAAGATCATGTGCGAGCCATATACATGGCCCTGCATGCTTCATATGCTCTAGAAGCATTCCGCTTCATGGTATCATTTGCCACAAGCCTGGCCATGGTAGAGAATCGCATCTTTATTGGCAACGGCAACATCATCAGCCTGATCCTGCAGGACGAACTGTTACACAAAGGTTGGACTGCATGGTTGATCAATCAAGTGGTCAAAGAAGATCCAAGATTCGCAGCTGCCAAAGCAGAATGTGAAGCAGAGGTATATCAGTTGTATCTAGATGTCATAGCTGAAGAAAAGGCTTGGGCAGATCATCTGTTTAAACTAGGTCCAGTGATTGGACTTAACGCAGCCATACTCAAAGATTTCGTGGACTACACTGCCGTGGGTGCGCTCAAAGACATAGGCATCAAATATCAGGCCACTGCTCCAAGATCAACACCGATTCCTTGGTTCAACAAACATACGGATACTTCAAAGAAACAGAGTGCCCTACAAGAAACCGAAAGTACCAATTATGTGATAGGTGTTATGGGTGAAAATCTTGACTATGATGCTCTTCCGGCTATATAATAATCATGTACAAAGCACAATTTAAAAGAACCAATCCATATGAGTCATGGACCACTATTGGCAGTTATGGCAACGAACAAGCAGCCATATCAGCAGCCTTGATCTATAAAAACAAAGGCATGTTATTGGTTAGGGTCACTGATAAAAAAGGTGCTGTGATATATTCAAATTAAAAACCAGACCATGAAAATTATTGCAAAAAGTAAGTATAAGGCTCTGTTGTTTCTTATTGCTAGAGAAGATGAGGCAGGTAGATCAGGTGGAGGTCATCGAATAGCCACAGAGATACGAAAAAATGGATGGGATATAGAAGTAATAGATTTTTTCCGGTTCTGGACATTTGAAGAAATAAAACAACTTCTGATATCAAGAATCGATGGGGATATGAAGTTCATAGGATTTGGGTCGTTGTTTCTGCAATGGCCCGAGTTAGCTGAACAAACTGCTGCATGGATAAAAGAAAATTACCCAAATCTATTAATCATCTACGGATCTCAAACTTTTGCAGAAATCAATACAAAACATATTGACTATCAAATCACCGGGTATGCAGAAACAATCTTTATAAAACTATTAAAGTATTTGTTTGACGCCGGTGAGGCCATAGAGTTTACAACCGTGAAAGGTAGAAAAGTTGCACAAGGCGGATGGGATGCCGCTCCTTGGAGAGATCCTGTTATTATATATGAGGATCGTGATTTCCTTCAATCATATGAATGGATTTCAATAGAATTCAGCAGGGGTTGTAAGTTTGTCTGCGACTATTGTAATCATCCAATGATCGGAGTCAAGGGAGATTGGACTAGAGACACCGATAGTTTTGAAAGACAAATCAAAGATGCGTATGATCGATTCGGTATTACTCGATACATGATCAGCGACGAAACATTCAACGACCGCACTGAAAAAATTACAAAATTTGCTGACGTTGTACAACAGCTGGACTTCCAACCTTTTTTCTGGGCGTTTATTCGTCCTGACCTGTTAGTAAAACGTGGTCAAAAGGAATGGGATGAACTGATAAGAATGCAGGTTGTCTCTCATCTGTACGGCATTGAAACTTTTAACCACGAATCGGGAAAGGTCATTGGTAAAGGAATGAATCCGGAAATATTACAACAAGGGTTGATAGATGCAAAAAATTATTTTCACAAACAAAATGATGGGTTATACAGAGCCACAATCACTTTGATTGCAGGGCTTCCTCATGATACCGAGGCAGATGTAGAAGCTAATTTTCAATGGTGTCTTGACAATTGGCAGGGAGAGAATGTGGTAGCAAATGTACTTGATATCCCAAAGAAAAATGCCTTTGACCATTTAAACCAAAATTCAAAGATGACCATGGACTATGCCAAATACGGTTATGAACCTGCTACTCAAGAAGAGCAAAAAGAGTATCTAAAAAGTCTTGAAGTGTATGACAATTATAATCACATAACTGGATTCCGCCCAAATAATGTAATATGGAAAAACAAACACACAAATTGGGGAAGAATGGCAGAATGGGTAGAATTGATGTATTATAAATTTCATCAAAACGATATTAGATATCCTATTCAAAAGTTTTTTTACACAGCTCCTGATAAGCCTATACGTGAATTGCTATCCTACGACTATAAAAAAGGTTCGCCAAAGCTCAATCTTAATTACGAAATGATTGAGAATTACAAACGTAGTAAGTTGAATATGTAACATGAAAAAATGCTGGTATCGACTTAATATAGATGTTTCAAAGGCAATATTAAACGATTGGAAATTTCCCACTCCTAATAGCATAGACGACAGGCAGATTTGGCCTATCGAAAGAGAAGAAATCTTCAGTGAAGAATGGTTAGAGACCATGGAGACTATAGGTATTCCGATAGCAATAGGAATACTTTTTTATAGACGACCATGTCTCATTGATGATTTTGCACATATAGATCTTGCAGGCGATCCTGCTGAAATTGTAAACTGCGGATTTAATTGGGTTATAAGTGGTGAAGCTGGCGAAATGATTTGGTACGATAAACCACAACAGTCTGGCGCACGTATGCCTATTAATTCGGATGGGGAGAGTTATTTGTCTTGGCCTATAAGCCAACTACAAGAAATAGATAGGTGTGTTATGGAGAAAAATCAATTAATACTTATACGTGTTGATCATCCCCATGCAATGATTAATAGATCTTCTTATCGATGGACTATCAGTGCAAGATCTCCCGTGCATTTAACTACTTGGGATAAAATGGTAAATGATTATCAACACTTGCTAGAGCGATAAATTATCAAAAGGAAAATAAAATGAAAGCTGTTGTATGGAGCAAATATAATTGTCCCTACTGTGATCAGGCCAAGGCACTGCTCACGCAAAGAGGCATAGAGTTTGAAGAACGCAAGATCGGTGATGGATATACCAAAGAAGAACTATTGGAAGCTGTACCAAATGCAAGAACAGTTCCACAGATATTTTTAGATGAAACACTGATTGGTGGATTTAACGAATTACGAAAACATTTACAAGGATAAACAATGTTAATTGACAAAGGCGTAACAGTAGGTGAAATAGCAACTTTTAAGCTGACTTCTGGAGAAGAATTAGTGGCCAAGCTGATTGAAGAAACTACCACTTACTACAAACTACATAGACCTATGGTCATCGCCATGGGCGAACGCGGCCCCGGACTCATGCCCTATCTGTTTACTGTGCATCCCGACAAGGAAGTCAAACTGGCAAAAACCACGGTTACCGTGGCAGAAGCCACTGACGAAACCTTTGCCAAGCAGTTTGTACAGAGCACCACAGGCATTGCTCTGGCTTAAATACTAGTTTAAGGAACCATTATGGCTATTACTTCATCAGTAGCTACAACTTACGAAAGCAGATCAATAGATGCTGGAACTGCTGACGCTATTTTTAAAATAGAAGTGACTACCACGGTAACAACAGCACCAGATTCTCCGGTAGGAACAGTGGTATCTCCCGAAGTTGCTACATTTCAATCTGTTGATTATACAGGACTCTATACAAATATAAACAATAATTTATCAGCTATTTCTACTGTACTAGGAACCGACTCCACAACTATTTCTAGTATTTTAGCATCCTCTTCTCAGTCGTTAGAAAACATCGAAAAACATCAGGAAAAAATAAGATCACTCAGTGAAGGATCAGGCATTCATATGAAAGGTCCCTTAGATTGGTTAGGACTTGTTTCAACTTATAAATTGTACGTTGAAAATGTAGGTCCAGAAAACGTAACGCTTCAGGGATTAATTGAGTACAAAGCTAAAATTGATGCACTGCCAAAGGAATTTTAATTAATGGCAACTGCTCCAACCCCACAGTCAACTACCCCAGGAGCAGGATCAAGTAGTGCTGGCGGGCACTTTCTAATCCCGCACGATCACGCAGCTGGAACACTAAGTCGTCAAGAACCCCTATACAATCCGTTCAACGTGTTTGCCAACGGTGTGGAAATTGCACTGTACAATGCAGCCACAGTTCCAGGAACATTTGCCTCTGCAGCAGTACCAAAGGTTACTGTGGTAGCTGCTGTAAAAAACGTGGAAGGTGATGATGACAATACCGCAGGCAAAGCGGAAGCTGATAGATTCCTCGCCGAAGGGCGCATCACTGCTGCAGAACATAAAACATTAACCACAACACCTACTCCAAAAGGACCAGGTGTGGCGCCCAGTAAAGATAGACCAGCAGACAGACCTAGCGCAGCTGTTTCGGGTGACATCACATTTGCTACTAAATTAACACCGTCGGGATTCACCCTAGGACAAGCGATAAAAAATGTTACCTTTCCTAGAACTATAGCTCAGTTAGCTGACAATGTCAAGGGACTACCGCCTCAAAACATCGTGAATAATTTGGCCGCCCTGGCTCTCAATATTCTAGAACCCATAAAGGCCAAATATCCTAATATGTTGATTACCAACACCTATAGAGAAGGAAAGGGTCAGGCACAACACGGTACGGGACAGGCAGCAGATCTGCAGTTTCGTGGAGTAGGCGCACATGACTATTTCGAAATAGCACAGTGGATCAACAAGAACATACCCTATGATCAACTGCTGTTAGAATATCTACCGAGCAAAACTGTGTGGATACATATCAGTTATGCTATTCCAAACTTACCTTATGGTGGTCAATCTGTGAGAGTTTCGAAACCCATTAATAAACTAGCCACGCTGAATGGTGCTGCAGGTGGAAAATTTACTCCTAATCTGCATTCAGATATCATAGTGGCTGCGGTGCCTAACAGAGTGGTGGCTGCATAATGAAAAAATTATTTTGGAATATACTAGGATTTCTAAGTCTAGGCATGGCCTATGTGGGAGTCATAACCCCGGGCATCCCCTACAGCATATTTGTGGTGTTTGCGGCCTACTGTTTCTCCAAGGGTTCAGAACGCATGCATCGTTGGATCTACAATCACAAAATATTTGGACCATTCCTCACAAATTGGAACACCAAAAGAGTGTTCCCGCAGAAAATGAAATACTTCATGCTGTTCATGATGTCAACCAGTTTGGTGATAATGTGGTTGACTTCAGTGCCTGTTCGTGGTATAATATATACAGCACTGTTTATGTTGTGCGTGGCAGTTTGGGCCTGGAGATTTCCTAGTTCAGTCGAGGAATATGATCGCCGAATAACTGCGGGAAAACGCATAGGTTGGATTAAATAACAACACACACAGATAAACATTTTTAACACAAGGAAAGAAAGTAAAATGGTAACAGGAAAAGTAAAATGGTTTAACGATGCCAAAGGTTTTGGCTTTATTACACCGGACGATGGCGGCGCAGATTTATTTGCACACTTCTCACAAATTAATTCAAGTGGCTTCAAGAGCTTACAAGAAGGACAGAGTGTAAGTTTTGAAGTAACTATGGGTCAGAAAGGACAGCAGGCTAGCAACATTCAGCCTGCGTAATATGAAAGCGTATCAATTCATTGTAGCAGTTCTACTGATTACATTTGTTTTGATACATGTTTTCATGTAAGGAATTGTTGTAATCCCTTCAAAGTGAAGGCATTCTGGACGCGGGTTCCAAACCGTGTTCCTACCAACTAAAATATTGGGCCCATTA